GATGTAATTATTGACGAAGGTGAAAACTCTCCAACAGCAAGGATTGCCTCGGTGCAATCTGCTAAAGAGTTGTTGCAGTATGCTCAGGCAATGCCACCGGCGGCAGTAATGACAATTGTAAAGGCAGTTGTTGATATGTCTGATTTTCCGGGCAAAAATGAAATGTTAGAGCAACTTGGACAAGCTGCTCAGCAGTCACAAATGCAGGAAATAATGAATCAAATTGACACTGCGTCTGGTCAGGGTGGAAACAAACCAAGTTAGGAGAAAATATGTCAGAGAAGACAGGTGAAGTATCTGTTAAAGCAGATGAGGAAAAAGTCATAGACTTAAATGATGGTGCTGGAAATAATTATACGCATCTCACTGAAGAGGACTTAAATCCCGATTATGAACCAAAAACCGAAGAAACTGATAAGGAAAACACAGAGAAAGCAGAGACCTCTACTGAGGAAGCTGACCCTGTTGTTGAACCAGAAACAGATAGTTCGGAGGTGGAGGACACGAGTGATGAACCTGATAAAGTTTACAATATCAATGGTTCTGATTATGCACAGGTTGACGTTGATAGGATGGCTAACGATTACGGTCATCTTTCGTCATTTGTGGGAAAGCAAGCTGAAGAAATTGGCGGTTACAAAGAGCGTATTAAGATTCTTGAGGAGCAAATGAATGCAGATAGCCCTGAACAGGAGAAGTCTGCTGAAGAAGCTGCTTATGATATTTATTCCGAAGAAGGTATTACTCGATTAGCAAATGATATTGCTGAAAAGAAGATGACCATATTCAAGGAAGAATTAGCACAAGGAATTGCTCAAGATAAATATGCTAACGACGTAATCGTTGCACAGAATGATTTCCTGCAGAGCCATGAAGAGTATAAGACAGAACAGGATGTTGTGGATTTAATTCAGAAAGGCTCAGACCTCGGTATATCTATTGCTGATTTATCTACATCGGAAAAGATAGGAAACTATTTTGAGCACGTTCACGCTGCTACAACCGGTGATTATAGTAAATTTAGCAAAGAAAAAGACAAAGGCGGAGATAAACCTAAAAAATCAACACGTAAAGATGTCAATAAAACTGTTGAGAAGATTATGGAATCGAACACTGTAGGTGGAAGTTTAAGTGATGTTGGAAGCGAAGGTGGTGATGATAATGTTGATTATGACAAAATGGATTTTGATGAATGGGAAAAACTACCGCAGTCTAAAAGAAATGAATTATTAGGAATAAGTTAGGAGAGTTTAAGTAATGGCAAATAATAGTTTACTTGCATCCGACGGAAAAACACCTGATGCCTCTATTCAGGGGATAAGTAGTAATTCCGAAAGAACCGCATTTAATCAAGTTGTTATGCATTTAACAGCAAGTGACATCCCTACAAGTGGTGACACTTATGTTCTTGCTAAAATTCCTGTTGGTTCAGCGATTGTTCGTGTTATTTGGATTGTTAAAGCTGCATTTAGTAATTTAGTAGATGTAGGTATTTCTAATTCGAGTGGCACAGCTGGAACCGATGGGAACCTTGATGTTTTACTTGATGGCTCTTCACAAGCAAATAAAGCAATAAATACTGTTGTTATTTGGGGTGGAGAAAAGGCATCTGGTAAAAATTGTGGTTTATTAACAGACACAACGTATGTATCTGTTTTAGGGCATTTATGCACAACAGACAGTCATATAGTGATTAAACCTACTGGCGCTCAGTCAGTTGGTGAGGGCACTTTAATCGTTGAATACTATGACACACTTAACTAAAGAATAGGAGAATATAATAATGGCAGACGTAAGTTGGGCATCCGGTCTACAAGTAAGTAGATGGGCAAAGGAGCTGTTTACAGCCGCCAAGAAAGACACTTATATTAGTCGCTTCTTTGGTGGTAGCAACTCAGCTATTCAAGTATTAACAGACCTTAAAGCCGCAAAAGGTAAAGACGTAACGGTCGGGTTGAAGATGAAAATAGCAGGAACAGGCGTAACTGGCGATAACACACTTGCCGGTAACGAAGTTGCTATAGATTCATACACACAAACCGTAACTCTTGACCAATTAAGGCAAGGTGTGTTATCAACAGGTAAAATGCACGATAAAAAGCATCTAATTGACTTTCGCAAGGAAGCATTAGATTCGCTGAAGGTGTGGTTTGCAGAGACAATGGAAAAAGATATGATTGATACATTATCTGGTGTAACATCAGATTCAAGTAATGTAGCAACGTATGCTTTTACTGATGTCACTCACACTATCTGGTGGGATGCAAGCACTGCTGCTCCCGTGACCACAAGTCCAGTCACCGCTTTAGCTGTGGCAGATAAGTTGGTTCCAGAAGTAATCAGCAATTCTGTGGCTCGTGCAAAATTGTTAGACCCGAAGTTTAGACCGATTCGGGTAGGTGGTAAAGATTATTATTTACTCTTGGTTCATCCAGAGTCAGCTCATGTATTAAAAAATGATTCTGATTGGATGAATGCACAGCAACACGCTATGCCAAGAGGGTCTGATAATCCGTTATTTACAGGTGCGCTTGGGATGTGGGACGGTGTCGTTTTACATGAACACGACCAGATTCAAACTGCAACTGTAAATTCCATCCACGCTAACCGGAATCTATTACTCGGTGCTCAGGCTGGTATCGTCGCTTTCGGCGGTGAACATAGCTGGCACGAGGAATCAGTTGACCGTGGTAATAAGTTGAGTGTATCAGCTTCTATTATATATGAAATGGCTAAAGCTAAGTTTAATGCTAAAGACTTTTCATTAATGGAAGTTGTTTCCGCTGCAACTAAGTTATCAGCTTAGCATAATAATTGTTAGCAGGGTGGTTAGCACTGCCCTGCTAATAATTTAAAGAAAATAATAAATTATGGCAACTTTAGCAAACTTAGAAGACCAAGTTAGACGGAGGCTCGGATTAAATACAGGTGTTCACACGATTACCTGTAATGCGAGTGACCCTGCTAATTTAGATACTATTACTATAAATGGCATCGTGCTAACGCTGCACGATTCAGCTCAAACGTCAAAGGCGCATATACTTAGGACTAACACAGATACAGACCAAGATGCAAATATATCCACTGCGATTGCTAATATTTTTGATGCTTCAACTGGTGTTACTTCGACAAATTCCGGCTCAGTTGTCACTATTTCTGGTGCAAGGACTGTATCAGTTAGTAATACTACTGCGTTTACTGTCGGCACTTCATCTACAGAGGATGAACCGCCATATACATCTGATATTGACCAGTGGTTATTAGATTCTCAAATAGAATTAATGGAGAAATTACCGTTATCTGCGCTAATCGGTGAGGGTGGTGCTCAGGGTGGTTTATTAAGGACAGTAGATATTACGTTAACATCTCCGCAGGATTTTGTTCCCTTAGATGAATCTGAAATAACATCCATAGGAACGGTGTTTAGGGTTGTAACATTTGAATTCAAAGCTGACAGTGCCGTGTTAGCATCAGATAGCTTGGAAATGGCGACAAAAATACCTTATGATTTAATGCGGGATATAAAAAACGGTGATAACCCGTTTTATAATACAAATACAACGAGGTTTCCAATGGGGACTAAGTGGTATTCGATATACGATAACAGGATTCACACTAATTGTAATATAGAAACCGGAGCAGGTGATGCCCGGTTATTGTTTGTAAAATACCCTCAAGAAGGTAGGGGAACAGAGTGTGATATGCCGGAATACTTGCAACCTGCAATGGTGAATTATGCGGCTGCTAACGCGTATGAGCAATTAGGTGACTTAGAAATGGCAAGTAAATTAAAACAGGAATATATGGCTGAGCTACAAGTAGTAACACAGCGATTTTCATTGGCAAGTGATAGAGTTAAACAGGAGGTAGCAGTATGACAGTTAAAGAAATGCGTGCGCGTGTAAGGATGAATCTCGGGAATATAGACCAAGCAACTGTTCCTGATGGTGAAATTGACCATTTTTTAAATGAATGCCATAGAGATATAGTAAAAGAAGGTTCAATACTCAGGGCTTCAGCTTACACTACAACCGTTGATGATAGGGAAAGGTATAACCTCCCGACAAATTTATTATCAATACTCCGTGTTGATTATGATGGATATAAATTGCCATCTATTGAATATGATGAAATAGATAAATTGGACGTTACGTAAAATGGCAAATTACTATATGTATCCAGTTATTCGAAGAAAGAAATATTATTATCAATATGGTGATGATATTGGGATATATCCCACACCAAATGAAGCAAAAACACTAAGAATTCATTATGTAAGGGAACCGTTAACATTACAGGATAACGCCGACCCTTCGAGCACTACGTATGTCAATATTCCAGAGATAAAAAAAGAGTATCACGAAGCTCTTGTTTTATTTGCTACTTATAAGATAATGATGAGACTAAATCCAGATGCAGTAAAAATGTGGAAAAAGGAATATTATGATTTATTTGAAAAAGCTATATCTGGCAGTAAGTTATCAAGGGAAGAAATAATTTATACTAATTATGTGGATTTTTAATGGCTAAATCTCCATTTAAAGAAGTATTAACAGATTTTTCTGGTGGAATAGTAAGTATGATAACTCCTGAAGATTTACCAGTTAATCAATTTCAAGATTTAAAAAATTTTATAAATACTATTCCCGGAAGATTAACGCGAACATATTCTTCAAAAAGTATTTGTTCGTTGTCAACTAATTTTGAACATATAGAAGATGATATTGCTGGAACTAATTTATATAAATTTAGAAGCGATTGGACTATTCCTAATGATGGGACTATATTAACATCTACGAATACTGCGTCAAATTATTTATTATTTTTAGTATACGACACTCCTTCTGGTGATATTAAAATGGTATTTTGGGACACTAATTATATAACTGGTGCTCATAGGTCATCGGTTACTATTAGTTCGCTTTCGGGCGATAATTGGCACAGAGGAGGGG